GAGTCTTTAGTACAAACTTTTCCAAGTCCAGTTACAGGATTCGGCCCTCCAACTATTCAAGCTACCAATATGTTTAATGGTACAGGTTTAGTTATACAAAATAATTGGTTAGACACAAATGGAGTTTTAGTTTCAGGAATACCAAACACTACTCAAAAACTTTTATTAACAACTTCAAGCACAGATCTTTTTACAGTTGTTATTTATAGAAATGGATTAACTCACGCTACTATAGCAAATCTACAAGGAGGAGGGGGAACTCTTGTTGTAGGTGCAGGAAGTCTAGGAGGAACGTTTAGTGCAGCAACCTATACTATAACTATTTTTTCAGCAACTCAAATTAATTTTACTGAAATAAAGTGGGACTTAGCAGGATACGACCCAAATGTTCAAGTAGGATGGGTAGAAACTTATACAGTAGCTTTCAATGCAACTGCAGCTTTTACGTTTGATATACCTAGTCAAATACCAGATATGAAAATTATAGACTTTTTAACTTCTATATTTCGTATGTTTAATTTAACGGCTTTTTTAGATGACAATACGTTATTAGCTAATGGGTCTGTAAATCCAGATTTTAATAAAATTAAAGTACAAACCCTAGATGACTTTTATTCTACAAATGTGTCTACCTATGATATATCAAAATATATAGATATTGAAAATAGCCAAGTTAATATTGCTTTGCCATATAGAGCTATTAATTTTAAATACGCAGAAACTGATACTATCTTAGCCCAGCAATATAGCCAACTTAATGGACGTAAATGGGGGTCTGAGCAATACGATGGAAACGATACTATTGGTGATAATTTTGACGGCCCAAATTCTACTTATACAGTTGACGTTCCATTTGAACATTTAATGTATGAAAGACTAACTAATACTGGGTCAGGAGTTGCAGCAAATACGCAAACGTCTATACAATATGGATATTTTGTAGACCAAAACCAAGAACCAATTTTAGGTAAACCTTTGTTGTTTTATCCTATACACCAAGCAGCAGGTTCAGGAACTACAGTTATTTCTTTTAAGTCTGCTCCTAGTGGTTCAAACATAAACTCCCCTTTAGATAATTATTTTATTCCTAGTAATAGTTTAGCTATTTCAGCTTCTACTAGCACAAAGAATTTAAACTTTAGAGATGAGTTTAATGAGTATACAGGGTCTTCAGATTTCCCAGGTACTTTGTTTAAAGAAAACTACGACACATATATAACTAATATTTTTAATGGTAAAAGAAGGTTAATAAAGATAAAAGCCTATTTACCTTTAAGTATAATAAACGATTTAAAGTTAAACGATACGTTAACTATTAATAACCAAAACTATAAAATTAATACTATCTCTACCAATTTAATTACTGGTGAAAGTGATATAGAAATATTAAACGAGCTATGATAAAAAATATATTAGAAATGTTAAAACACGCAGACGGTGAAACTGATAATATCAAATTTGCTCAAGGTGCTAAAAAACTTTCAAAGAACTTTAAAGAAGCAAAAGATAAACTTAAAAAACAAATAAGATGGGAAGGTCAATCCAAACAATAGCAGTCGAAGGAGGCAAAGAAGCTGAAAAGGAAATCAAAGGCGTACAAAATGCTTTAGATAAATTTGGTAAAACAGCACAAAAAAATAGAGACGCTACTAGACTTTTAGACAAGGCTACTGGAGGTGCAGTTACTAAATTCAATGATCTGCAAAAAGGATTATTACAAGGAACTAAAGGATTAAAAGGTTTAGCACTAGGTTTTAAAGGTCTTAGTAAAGCTATTATAGCTACAGGTATTGGAGCAATCGTTGTAGCGTTAGGAGCTATCTATGCGTATTGGGACGATATTACAGAGGCTATTAATGGAGTATCTGCCGAGACTAAAACTTTATTAGGATTACAAGAAGAGCAAGTCGCAGCAACCCAAGAAGCATACGATACTATTGCGGCTACTGAAAATATTTTAAGACAACAAGGACAAACTGAACAAGATATATTAAACTTAAAAAAGTTAGCTACAGACGAAGCTATCGCAGCTCTTGAGGCTCAATTAATAACACAAAAAGAAATTAAAAAAGCTCAAGTAGAAACTGCCGAGAGAAACTCTAAAATACTATCAGGTATTATATTAATGCTTACAGCTCCACTCGCTGCAGTATTAGTAGCAGTAGATGAGGTAGCTAAGGTATTAGGCAAAGAAGCTAACTTGGCTAAAAACTTTTACGAGGGTATTGGCACTTTTGTATTTGACCCTGAAGGTATTGCTGAAGAGGGTGAGGAAGCCATAAACGAAACTGAAAATCAATTAACTAAATTAAAAAATAGAAAGGCAGGTTTTGAATTACAAGAACAAAAAAACAAAAAGGCTGCAAGTGACAAGGCTAAAGCAGATCAAGAGAAAGCAGATAAAAAAGCTATAGATGACGAAAAGAAAAAACAAGAAGCGTTAGAAAAAATTAGACAAGGAGGTATAGATACTGAGGAAGAGAGAAGAGCTGAAGAGAGAAAAAAAATAAACGATGAGTATACGCAATTACTTTTAGACCAAGAAAAATTTGGAGGAGACAGGGAAGCATTACTAGAAGCTCAAGAAACCAAACTAAGAGAATTAAGAGAAAAGTTTGCTTTAGAAGACAAAGCTAAAGCTGACGCTGACAAGTTATTAGAACAAGAAAAAATAATTGAACAACTAGAGTTAGATGCTGAATTTGAACAATTAACTTTTGACGAGCAAAGACAATTATTAAACGAAAGACAACAGCAATTATTACAAGACGAAACTTTAAGTGAAGAGCAAAGAACTAAATTAAGTGCAGCCTTTGGAAAAGCTAGAGTTAAAATAGTAGAGCTAGAACAAAAACAAAAAGAAGAGGCTACAATGTCTTACGCAAATTCGTTAAGTAAAATTTCAGGATTGCTTGGTGCTGAGACTCAAGCTGGAAAACTTACTGCTAGTGCTGCGGCATTAATTGCAACTTACTTAAATGCTAATAAGGCTAGAGAAAGTCAATTAGCAATAGCAACTCCAGACGCTCCATTTAGAGCTGCGTTGGCTATGGCTGCAGAAATAGCATCTGGTTTAGCAAATGTAAAAGCTATTAATTCAGTTAAAGTTCCTAAGGCTTCAGGAGGAGGCTCACCTAGTGCACCTAGAACTCCAGCGACTGTATCTGCTCCTTCATTTAATATAGTTGGAGGAAGTGATACAAGCCAATTAGCCGAGACTATAGCTAGTCAAACTCAAGAACCTGTAAGAGCTTTTGTAGTAAGCAACGATGTAACTACAGCTCAAAGTTTAGAGAGAAATATAGTAGAGGGAGCTACAATATAAAAACAAAATTATTAATTAAAACGTTATATAAGTATGAAAATAGTAGAACTGATTATAGACGAAGAGGATGAGTTAGCAGGTATTGACGCTATAAGTATAGTAGAAAGCCCAGCAATAGAAGAGAATTTCGTAGCTCTTAATAAACAAAAAGAGTACAAACTAAAAACCTTAGACGAGGATAAAAGAATTTTAATGGGTGCACTTTTAGTGCCTAATAAAACTATATATCGTAAAGAAGGAAAAGAGGAGTATTATATATACTTTTCAAAAGAGACTGTAAAAAAAGCTAGTGAGTTATTCTTGCAAAAAGGTAAACAAAACAACGCTACATTAGAACACAAATTTGATATAGAAGGTTTAACCTTAGTAGAGTCTTGGATAGTAGAAGACAAAGACAAGGACAAGTCAGCTCTATACAATATGGACGTACCAGTAGGAACTTGGATGGGTGCTGTAAAAGTAAACAACGAGGATATATGGAAAGACTTTGTTAAGACTGGTGACGTAAAAGGTTTTAGTATTGAAGGTTTTTTCCTTGACCGAGAAGAGAGACCAAAAGAAAAAATAAAAGACAAGCTAAATGAAGTAGAGCTAGAAACTTATAATGACTACCCAGAGTCTGCAGTTAACAATGCTAAGAAAGCAATTAAATATAAAGAAGAGAATGGTTCAAGCTGTGGAACTCCAGTAGGCTGGACTAGAGCTAGTCAATTAGCTAACAAAGAAAATATAAGTCGTGAAACTATAGCTCGTATGGCATCTTATAAAAGGCACGAAGGAAATAGCGAGGGCTCTTACGAGGATGGATGCGGCCCTATAATGTACGATGCTTGGGGAGGAAAATCTGGAGTAAATTGGGCTATAAATAAATTAGAACAAATTGACAAAGAAAAATTATCTCAAATACAAGCAGGGGTCAAGTTGCTTAAAATAAAAAAAATGTTAATAAATGCCAGTAAGAAAACGAACAAATAAAATGAATAGGCGTAGTCAAACTATGCCTTATAATGAGCGTTGGAACCCAGCTAGTCCTTCTAGTAGTTCTAGGGCTTGTTATTGTAAAGACGAAAACACTTACTCCAGGGAGTGCTGCGATGGGTCTTTGTGGGCTCAAGGTATTGGAGTTATTACTCGTGTAACCTGAAAATGCAAAATAATTTTATACTACGTTAAATAGGTATGAATGAGCTAAACAGGATTACAGAAAAGTTGTTCAAAGACAATTTAAACTTCCCACTTATTTTAAGACAAATCGAGAAAGAGGTAAACCTTGAGGAATACCCTTGGGACGAGTGTATAGCAGATCAAACTAAAAGATATGGAGCTGAGGCTGCTCCTAAAATTTGTGGATATATAAAAGAAAAATATGGCAATTAAATTAAACCAAGTAGTTTTAAACAAACTAAAAGAAAACAAAAAAGAAAATTCAAAAGTAGACTTAGCTCTTTACGATGGTATAGAGTATGATTTTGATTACTTACAAGACGAAGTTAGTAGATTATCTTATTCAACTGAGGAATGGTATGATGAAAAGTTTGACGCTTATATGGATGCTAGAGGAGTTTTAAGAAGTGTTTACTTTCAAAATTCAGAAACTTTTATTAGTACAGATGACGTTACTAATGACTTAGATATATTAAACGATATTGTAAAACAATCAAATGAGTTAGGTATTGACCCAACAGATGTCGATGCTAATATCTTTGACCACATCAAATTAATAGAAGACTTAAAATACTTTGAAGACAGATTTGAAGAGCAAAAAAGAGAACTAGAAAATTACGGATTTTAATATGAAAGCACTAAAAAACATACTAAACAAATTATACTCAGAAGACAATAAAGTTTTTGCAGTATTAAGCACTCAAAGAAAAATAGATTTGTCATTAGTAGACGATATTGAAAATGAAATAGATAGTTTTGAGGAAGCAGAGTCTGATGCTAGTTATTTAGCCTATGAGTTTGGAGACGAAGTAATAAACGCTTACGAGGAGTTTCAAAGAAAATATGATTTGGATAATTACGTAGTAAACGGACCTGTAACTTTATTACAAGACTATGCAGCAGATTTAAAAGTAAAACTAGATAAACTCCAAGCTGCAGCAGATGAGTTAGGAATAAATCCTAATGACATTTATGGAGAGTACGATTATTTAAGAGACAGAGTAGAAGACGCTGATTCTTTATATAACGATGCTAAAGATAAATATAGAGAAGTTGTGGAATATACAGGAATGAATAATTTCTGGAGTTAATAATAAACATTAATAATTAAATAATAAATAATGAAAGCAAGTGAAATGTTAAAAAAAATCAATACGCTCCTAGGGGTGCAAGTTGATTTAGAAGAGCTTGTCTTGGATAACGGTACGAGAATTTTTGCCGATAGCTACGACAAGGGAGAAAGCGTTTTTATCGTAACAGACGAAGACGAGAGAGTTCCTCTACCAAGTGGCGAGTATACCATAGAGGACGGTAGAATTTTAGTAGTAAAAGATGACGGTTTAATTGATGAGATTAGACTTGAAACTATACCAGAAGCTGAAGAGGAAGGATACAAGGACGGAATCGCTGACGAGAAGGAAGACGTAAGAGAGGATATGGAAGAGGAAGTAATAGTTGAAGTGCCTGACGAAGTAGCTCCTGAAATGGGTGATATTATCGCTGCAGTAGTAGAGGTAGTAAGTCCTATTATCGAGGAAGTAAAAGAAGAGATTGAGGAATTAAAAAAGAAGTATGGTGAAGTTGAAAAGGTAAAAGAAAAAATGTCTAAACAACCAGCTCGTAAACCTTTAACTCAAGCTCCAAATAAAAAGAATGATACTTTTCTATATGGTCAAAATAGACCAGAGACAACTATGGATAGAGTATTAGCAAAAATAAGTCAAATTAAAAAATAATAATAAAAACAATGAGTACATTTATACACACAAGTAACGATGACGTAAGAGTACAAGTATCACAAAATACTATTTCTGCTTCATTATCAATTCCAGCAGGAGACGCAGGAATCGACCAAAACGTTGCGACAGACGCACTAGTTATTTCTCTACCTCAGATTCATTCTGAAAATATAGGTTTAACATATTTATTTAGAAATACAGGAGCAGACGGTAACAACATAATCACTTTAAGTCCACACTCTACAGATGGTTTTCACGGATCTATCGCTAACGCTGCAGCAGATTCTGTAGCTAGTGGAGTAGTAGACAAAGATTGGGTAAACACTAAAGCAACTGCAAATAGTGGAGACTATGTAATAATCAGAGCCGTAGCTTTAACAAAGTGGTTTATCGTAGGCGGTGTCGGAATATGGGCATCTGAAGCATAATAATTAATAAATAAATAAATAATAAAATGAAAAGAAATATAAATTTAGCGACTACAACTTCGATAACTACAAGTTATTCCGGTGAGTTCGGAAATCAGTATATCGCTGCTGCTCTTCTTTCTGCGAGTACAATCAATGACGGAGGAATTACAGTAAAACCAAATATCAATTTTAGAGAAACTATTAAGAAAGTAGACACTGGGTCTTTAGTATCAGATGCTACTTGCGACTTTAACCCTAACTCTTCTATTACTCTTACTGAGAGAATACTTGAGCCAGATAATTTACAAGTTAATTTACAAGTTTGTAAAAATGACTTTTTAAAAGATTGGGAAGCTCAATCTATGGGCTTTAGTGGATTTAAAAATCTACCTCCTCAATTCTCAGATTTTATCTTAGCTCACGTTGCAGCAGAGATAGCTCAAAAAACTGAGCAAACGATCTGGAGAGGTGTAGCTGCAAATGTAGGAGAGTATGCAGGTTTAGTTACTTTAGCCGCAGCAGACGCTACAATTCCTGCAGCTCAAAAAATTGCTGCCGTAGGTGGTGGAGTTGACTCTGCAAATGTAATAGCTCAAATGGGACTCGTAATTGACCAAATTCCTTCAGCTTTATATGGAAAAGAAGACTTGCACTTATACGTTTCACAAAATGTAGCTAGAGCTTATGTTAGAGCTTTAGGAGGTTTTGGAGCAAATGGACTAGGAGCAGCAGGTACTAACTCAATGGGAACTCAATGGTGGAATAACGGAAGTCTTTCTTTTGACGGAGTTAAAGTATTTGTAGCACAAGGAATGAATGACAATTCAATGATGGCTGCAGAGCGTTCAAACTTATACTTTGGAACTTCTTTAGTTGGAAATATGAATGAAGTAAAACTATTAGATATGAGCGATTTAGATGGCTCTTCTAATGTTAGAGTTATTTGCAGATTCTCAGGAACTGTGAACTATGGAATTGCTTCTGACATTGTAGTTTATTCTTAATAATTAAATTAACCAAAATTTAGGGTAGGTGGGACAAACCTGCTTACCCTTTTTTTTATAAAAATATATATCAATGAGTTGTTCAATATTAAGTACAGGTAGAAATCTACCTTGCATCAAAAGT